ACTAGGTAGTGCAAATGCACCTACTTCAGCACCAGCAGATGGAACATATTGGTTTGACCTTGCATCAACTAATATGGGAATATTTGAATGGTCTAAAACGGATCAAAAATTTACAGCAAAAACACCAAGTATGATTACGGGTGTTTCCGACCTGGTAGGAAACACATCAACAGGAGCACCTAAAACTTCTTTTGGATCAGTTGGTGATTATGCAGTTAACACAACACACGTTTCAAACAAAATGTATTACAAAAATGATGCAAATGCTTGGGTACAATTAGGATCAAGTGCATGGCACTTATCACACCCAGTAGTTTCAGTAGCATCAGGTACAACTGTAACAAACGGACACACAATAGTCATTAATGGTACAACTGTTGCGACAGGTGGAACAGCATTATCTGATGTAAACACAGCAATCAATAACGCAAGTATTACAAACGTAACTTCAGCAATTGATTCTGTAACAGGAAACTTAGAAATTTATCACAATGGTAGAGCATTAGGGGATTCAACAGCAGGAACAAACACTATTAGATTTGAAGAAGGTACAGGATTACTTAATAGTTTAGGAATTACAGCGACAGTTCCTTACAAAGGTCCTACTTTCTTACAATCAAAACACACTAACAGACCAACTTGGAAAACAGCTGACGATAACAGACCTAATGGTTCTGTTTGGTTTAAAACAACTTCTGCAAATAGCGGAACAAATGTTGTTGCTAAACTTTACAGTTCTTCAAGTGCATCTTGGACAAGTGTAAGTGCACCTTTATATGCAACTAACCATTCAGCAATATACAATACTGATCCAACTAACGGCGGAACAAGTGTTCTTGCTGGAACTTTATATGCACAATACAACATAACTGAACAATCAATGACGGCGGCTGATGCGGCTGACACAACACCAAATGTTGGTGATTTACAATTATTCAGACATGAAGGCGGTGCAACTATTATTCAATCTAAAACAACATATCCAACAGGATTACAAGGTTCATTTACTTGTTCAGAATCAGTAAAAAATGCAGAAGCAATGGTATCAAAAACTGTAACAGTTAGTAACCAAGACGGTTCAACAGTTGCAGACGCAGAAGATTTTGTTACAGGATTTGCGGCGGCTAACTTTACTAACCTAGAAGCTTCAATAATGACTTCAGGTGAATTTAAAGGTGCTATTCAAATTAAACACAAATTAGGTGGTGAAATTAGAATGGCTGATCAAGGAGATGGTACTCCTTTAGCAACTGCAGGATTCAGTACATCAACTGCTCATGCTTATGGCGGATTTACAGCAAATTCAACTACACTAATTGATAATTTATATGCGGCACCAACTGGTGAAACAATGGACTCAGTTGCAAACATAGGACTTGTTGCTACTAACTGGAAAAGATTAAGTTACACAGCAAGTACAAGTGCACCAAGTAGTGAACCAGCAGATGGTCAATTATGGTATGACACTTCAATAGATGAAGCAGACATTTTAGAACATAACGGAACAACATGGATTGGTTACGTAAATGCTAATGGAACTACATCACCAAAAGGTCCACAATTTAGTGCAACAGCACCGACTACACAGTGTGATGGAACTGCACTTGTAAACAAAGACTTATGGGTTGATACAAGTGATTTAGAAAACTATCCAAAACTTTACAAATATAATACTTCAGCAACATTAAGTTCAACTAACACAGCTAATCAAGTTGCAGTTACAACAACTGGTGCGGCTTGGGAATTAGTTGACAAATCAGATCAATCAACTGAAGACGGTATTTTATTTGCAGACGCTAGATGGCATACTTCAACAGAAAGAAATGCTAATAACAGCACTCAAGCTGGTGATCCAAGTGAAATTAAAGATCTTTTAAGTGATAACTTCTTAGATCCAGATGCACCAGATCCAGCAAACTACCCACAAGGTATGTTGTTATGGAATACTAGACGTTCTGGTTACAATGTAAAAGAATACAAAAACAGTTATATAACAAGTGCAAAATATCCAAGTTCAGGATCAAGCGGATTAGGTAACATTAGATACAACAATGAATCAGTTACAGGTTACTTCCCAGACAGATGGGTTACTAAATCAGGTAACAATGCTGATGGTTCAGGAACTTTTGGAAGAAAAGCACAAAGAAAAGTTGTTGTACAACAAATAAAATCAGAAATAGACACTAACCAAGCAATAAGAGAAGACCAAAGAGGCTTTAACGTAATTGCTTGTCCAGGTTATCCAGAAGCTATTGCTAATATGATCAACTTAAACACAGACAGAAACAATACTGCGTTTGTAGTTGGTGACTCTCCATTAAGATTGGAAGGCACAGCAACAGCAATAACAAATTGGGCAAATAACTCAAATGCGGCTACTGATAACGGTGAAGACGGATTAGTAAGTGCAAGTGATTACTTGGGCGTATTTTATCCATCAGGACAAACAACAGATAATTCAGGTAACACTATTGTTGTTCCATCAAGTCATATGATGCTAAGAACTTTAGCAAATAATGACAACGTGGCATATCCATGGTTTGCACCAGCAGGTACAAGACGTGGTGTTGTAGACAATGCAACAGCAGTTGGTTACATAGATACAGCAGAAGGTGAATTCAAAACGATATCTGTAACGGAGTCAGTGAGAGATTCTATGCATTCAGTTAAGATTAACCCAATTACTTTCTTCTCAGGAGCAGGAATTGTTAACTTTGGTAACTTAACTAAAGTTTCAGGAACATCGGCATTAGACAGAATCAACGTTTCAAGATTAGCAGTATATCTAAGAACACAATTAGATGCAGTTGCTAAACCATTTATCTTTGAACCAAATGATGAATTAACAAGAAATGAAATTAAACAAGCAATTGAATCATTCTTGTTAGAATTAGTTGGACAAAGAGCGTTGTATGACTACCTGGTAGTATGTGATGATACAAACAACACACCTACTAGAATAGACAGAAACGAACTTTATGTAGATATAGCAATTGAACCTGTGAAATCAGTTGAATTTATTTACATACCATTAAGAATTAAAAACACAGGAGAAATAGCAAAATTAGGGAACTAATTTTTGAATAAATAGGAGAAACATATGGCAATATCAACATTATCAAAATTTACAGTACCTTTAGCAAACGACCAAAGTTCAGCATCACAAGGCTTGTTGATGCCAAAACTACAATATCGTTTTAGAGCAATCCTGGAAAATTTTGGAGTATCAACACCAAGATCAGAATTAACAAAACAAGTAATGGATATAACAAGACCTAACTTGACTTTTGATAACGTAACATTAGATGTTTACAACTCAAGAGTTTATGTTGCAGGTAAACACACTTGGGAACCAATTACAATCACATTGAGAGATGATGTTAACAACGCAGTTACTAAACTAGTTGGTGAACAAATTCAAAAACAATTTGATTTCTTTGAACAATCAAGTGCGGCATCAGGTATAGATTACAAATTTGTTGCAAGAATTGAAATGCTTGACGGTGGTAACGGAGCAAGTGCACCAAGTGTATTAGAAACATTTGAATTATATGGTGCATATGTTGAAAACGTTAACTACAATACGTTGGCATACAACACATCAGATCCATCAACTATCACATTATCAGTAAGATACGATAACTGTATACAAACACCACAAGGTACAGGAATAGGTACAGCAGTTGCAAGAACAATTGGTACACTATCAACTGGCGGCGGTGCATAATAGTTTGCAATTATAATACGAGAAAAGCGTCTTTATAGGCGCTTTTTTTGTGGCTATAAATACAAGTATATGCCAAAAATTAATGACTTCTTAAAAGGGTTTCAAGACAACCTACCAGGAATGAAAGACTTCCGACACGCATCTCGTTTGTATATAGACGATCAGTACAAACTGATGCCAAAACAGAAGTTTCTGTTTCACGTTGTAATTTCTACCGACGAAACGTTATTCAAAGAAGGTGGTGAGTTTACAGGAGCTGAAGGTAGCGAACTTAATATGTTGGTAAAAAGTTGTGATTTGCCAAGATATGGAATGAACATTGAAGAAAAAGTTCAATATAATAAAAAAATGTATACAGCAACACGTATACAATATGAACCAGTAAACATAGCTTTCCACGATGACCATGCTGATACTGTAAATGCTTTTTGGAAAAAATATTATGAATATTACATAGCAGACGCCGTTCATTATAGCGACGATCGTGGCAGTTTAAGTTTTAAAGATGACTATTACGACAATTTTCAAAGTAGAGAAAAAAATAAATTTGGAATGGACACACCAGTACAAACTAAAAAACCTTATCTAAGATCTATAGAAATATTTGTATTACATAAACAAAGATTTACATCAATGAGACTAATCAATCCTATAATTGGTTCTTTTGCACACGACACATTAGATCAAGGAGACGGTGCTGGAATAATGACAAACACTATGCAAGTTTTTTATGAAACAGTTGTTTATAAATCAGGAAAAGTTTCTAAAAACAATATACCAGGATTTGCAACTGTACATTATGATCACGAACCTTCTCCTTTAACTGTATTAGGTAGAGGAGCTAATTCAATTTTTGGACCAGGCGGTGTTGTTGATGGTATTGGTGGAGTAATGAGACACATAGGAAATAAAAATTGGATAGGAGCAATATTAGGTGCATCTAACACATATAACAATGCTAAAAAAATAAAAAAAGGAGCTGTTAAAGAAGAACTAAAAGGTATTGCAAAAAAAGGAGTTTTAGAAGTTGGCAAACAAGCAGGTTCAATTACTAATCCTGTTGGAAATTTTGCCGTTGGTGCGATAGCGGCAGGGGCCGTGATAGCAACTTCTAAAGGATTAACTGACCAAACAAAAAGAAACAATACTACTGTTATAACAAATTCTACTGTTGATACAACACTTTATCTTACAGCAGACGAGGCATATACTCTTGTAACAACAGATACTAATATTAGAGACGAAATAGCGGCAGGAATATATTACAAAGATATTGGTTCTAGAAAAGATTTAACAATAGCAGAATCTGATGTTGAATTTACTGCTTCAACAGATACAGCTAAAACAGTTTATAGAAATAAAGCTATTACAAATGTAAGAAAACTTGTTACAGAAGGCTATATAAAAATTGACAGACAAACACAAGACGTATCAATAGCAACTGAGAAGGCAACATTATAATGGCAGACTTTTATACTAACTTACCACCAAAAGATAAAGACAATCTAGATAAAACAATTGAAAAATTAACAACATCTGCATACGAAGAAGAGTTCCAATTCAATGCTGGTGAATACGATGCGGCTGTGGCATTTTTTGTAAAAAGAGGATTCAAAAGACAAGCGGCAGAATCAACTGCTTATGTTATTTTATCACAGGCAAAAATTGATAATATGAGACCGCAAGAAATTTTGGATCAATTAACTTATGCCTCACCGGCTCAACTATCTGAATTAATTACAATAATTTTAAATGCAAACAGATACAAGTCCAGTAGATTAGGTGTACGACAAAATCTCACTACTAAGGAAACTGTGTCTAGAAATATAATAGACTAATGTTACCTAGATTCGCTAAAGGAAAATTTACTTGTAAAAATCCAGACAAATATATTGGATTGAAAACACCAACATATAGAAGTAGTTGGGAACAAGCGTTTATGAGATTATGTGATGAACATCCTAACGTGGCAAAATGGGCAAGTGAATCAATTAAAATACCTTATAGACATCCTTTTAGTGGCAAATATACCGTGTACGTACCGGATTTTTTTGTTGTTTACAGCGACAAAGAGGGGCGTAAACACGCAGAACTAATTGAGGTTAAGCCAATAGCCCAGAGTTCTTTAGAAGCCGCCGGTAAAAGTATGGGTAAGAGAAAACAAGTAGTACTAAATCAAGCAAAGTGGGAGGCGGCAAACGCCTATGCAAAACAAAATAGAATACGATTTAGAGTAGTATCAGAAGAACAATTATTCCATACCGGTAAACGTAAGTAAATAAAATAATGACAAAGAAATTAGAAGATATTCTTAATTTACCAAATGTTAAAAAAGCATTTGAAGAAGTTGACAAAAAAGAAAAAGAACAAAAATTAACCAATGGGGCTCCAGTACAAAAAAATGTAGATCCAAAAACTGCAAAAGCATTAGAAAAAACTTATGCAGAATTTGATAAAATTGCGGCCGCTTTGCCACAAGTAAAAGGACTAGGTGAATTATCGGATTTAGAACTAGACAAACTGGCTGTAGAAGCTGAAGAAAGTTATAAAAATTTAATGGACTTAGGTATGAATGTAGACTCACGTTATTCAGGACGTATATTTGAAGTTGCAAGTACTATGTTGCGTAACGCCATAGATGCCAAAGGTTCTAAAATAGACAAAAAATTAAAAATGGTAGAATTACAACTTAAGAAGCTTAACATAGATAAAAAGGGCGGCGGTGACACGGGTCCAATTGAAGAAAGCGACGGGTTTGTAATATCGGATCGTAACGAATTAATGAAAAAACTACTTAAAACAGATGACGCCAAAGCAGAAGATAAAGACTAAATAGTACTAATATGAGCACGTTTAAAGAATATCTTACAGAATCCGCTAAATCATATGATTATAAAATCAAAATAGCGGGTGATATTGACAAAAATTTTGCCACGAAAATGGAGACCGCTTTGGGCAAATTTGAAGTTTCTAAAATGTCAGCAGGAAAGAAAACTCCAATACAATCGCTACCTTTGGACTTTCCAGCATTAAAAAATGAATCTGTAACTATTTGGGACGTTACAACAAATTATCCAGCATCAGTTAGAGTAATGAAAGAATATATTGCTGATTA